TATATGGTATGGTGTTGCAAAACATTACAAAACAATAAAGCATTACTTAGTACAACTCTATTTGACGGAATGTATTATGAATGTACATACAATGGAGATAAAAAAGAAATGTATGTAGATGCTTATAAGAAATGGGAAAACTATAAAATTAAAAGAAACAATTAAGTCTTAGAAAATAAGGCTTTTTAATTTGCTCTTTTTTAAGGGTTGTAGAGCATAAAGAACAACGAACTCTAACAGGCACAAACCTGTATAAAAATGTATTGGAGGAATGTAAAAATGGAATGGTTAAGAAAAATATTAGAAAATGCAGAAGTAAAGGAGGGAAAATTGGATGTTGATTCTTTAATGGCCTTAATAAATACTGAATTTCCTAAAAATGCAGTACCAAAGGACAAGTATAACGATATTAGCGGACAATTAAAAACTGCTAATAAAACCATTAAAGATCTAAAGAAAAACAATGCAGATAATGAAGCACTACAAGCTAAGGTAACAGAATATGAAAATACTATTGCAACTCAAAAAGCAGAATTTGAAGAGAAGATGAAAAATATCACTCTAGATACTGCAATAGAGAAGGCTTTAGCTAAGGCCAATGCAAAACATTCTGACCTTTTAAGCGNAAAAATAGACAAGTCTAAGTTAGTAGTANTCGAAGAAGGTAATGTAAAAGGCTTAGAAGAACAAATAAAGGCTTTACAAGAAACTTACAAAGACTTATTTGGTTCTAGTATTACAGGAAGAGAACCTAATAATTCAGGAACTGCTTCAAAAGGAATTACAAAAGAACAATTCAATAAAATGAGTTATAAAGAGAGAGTTGAGCTTTATAACACTAATAGAGAACTTTACAACTCACTAAAAGAATAAAAGGAAGGTAGGTAAAATAATATGGCACAAACAAAAATATCAAATTTAATCAATCCAGAGGTTATGGCTGATACAATTTCAGCTCGTTTAGATAAGGCAATAAAATTCTCACCACTAGCGAAAATAGACAATACTTTAGTTGCGAGAGCGGGTAACACAATAACTATTCCAAAATACGCTTACATTGGAGATGCAGAAGATGTAGCAGAAGGAGTTGCAATGGGGACAACTGTATTAACTGCAACAACTGATACTGTTACTGTTAAAAAAGCAGGTAAAGCAGTTGAATTAACAGATGAAGCAGTATTAAGTGGCTATGGAGATCCAGTTGGTGAAGCAACAAAACAATTAAAGATGTCAATTGCTGCAAAGGTGGATAATGATTGTTTAGAAGCTTTATATGAAGCTACATTAAAACATGATGGAACAGCGGCACAAATCTCATATGATGGAATTGTCGAAGCAGTTGATAAATTTGAGGAAGAAGATCAAGCTCCTAAAGTTATATTTGTTCATCCAAAGCAAATAACTACTTTAAGAAAGGACTCAGATTTCAAAGATATTAATAAGTATCCACTTCAAACTGTAATGACAGGAGTTATTGGAGAAATAGCTGGATGTCAAGTTGTACCATCTAAAAAAGTTAAAGAAAATGAAGATAAAACAGGATATATAAATCCTATTATAAAACTTTCAACTGATGAAGCAGGAGAAGAAGTTGCGCCTGCTTTAACGATTTATTTAAAGCGAAAAATTGAATTAGAAGATGATAGAGATATTCTTGCTAAAACAACTGTAATCTCAGCAGATGAACACTATGTAGCAGCGTTAAGCAATGATAGCAAAGTAGTTCTAGCTGAGTTTAAAAAGTAAAAGTAGGTGATTAAATGCTATTAAGAAGGCATAGAAAGAAAGTAGAAACTGTAAAAGAAACTCCTAAAGAAGTTTCACAAGAAAAACCAAAACAAAATAAAAAGAAAAAATCTAAAGGGGCTGAATAATCAGCCCCTTTTTTATAAGGAGTCGATAGGATGCTAGACATAATAAAAACTAATCTTAAGATTGAAGATGATAGTAAAGATTTAATTATTTCTGATGTTATACAAGAAGCAAAAAACTACTGCAACTTAAAAGAATTGCCTTTGGAACTAGAGCCATTTATAAGAAAGAAGGTAAGAACAATCATAGCTTATGAGAATGAGAATGGAGAAAACTCTGTATTTGATGTTAAAAGCATTAAAGAAGGAGATACATCTATTACTTATAACGTTGATGAAAACTTTTCTAGAGAAACTATATATAGNCTTTCTAAACATGATAAAAAGACCTTACAAGCCTTTAGGAGGACAAGAAGATGATAAGTCCATTAAGTAGACTTTGGAAGGACAGGATGGATATTTACAGATATGTTGAAATTGAAGTTAATGGTTTTACTAGAAGCGAAGAAAAATTACTTTATCAAGACGTTAAATGTAAGTACAGTAAAGGTTCTTTAAATGATGCAGGAGAAGGGGTTCCAGAGCTTAAGAATAACTATATTTTATTTTGTGGATTAGATACTGATTTGCAAGAAGGAGATAAAATTATAGTAACTCAAAGGAACGGTAGAAACGTTACTTTGAAAGTTGGGGAAGGTTTTCCTTACAGTAATCATCAAGAATTCTATGTTACAAGGAATGAAACTATATGAGTGCTAATAGAAGGCGTAATGAAGCAGCGATTAAACAGTTTAGAAAAGAGCTTAAAGCTATGTTTAATGATATAACAGACGTTGATATTAAAGTGCTTAATAAAGCAGTAAATAAAGGTGTGGAAGTAGCAAAGGAAAATACTAATGTGGTTACTGGCATTATGAGAAGGGGATGGAAGTCTACCCGAACAGTAAAGACTAAAAAAGGAGAAGTTAAAAAGACTATTTACACTACTGTAGAATACGCTCCACACGTAAACTATGGGCATAGAATTGTAAACAAGAATAAAGAAACAGTTGGTTGGGTAAAAGGGCAATACATGTTAGAGAAAGCAATAACAGCTACTGAAAAAGAGCTTGTAAGAGAATTTAGGAAAGAAATAGAAAGGTTGAAGAGGAAACATGATAAATAANATNAAACAAGTCATTNNCTTTAAANNTANNANNNTTATANCCNNNNATAACTATTTATGATGAAGATGTTCCTCAAAACTTTAAAACCCCTAGCTTTTTTATCACCGTTATAGATCAGGAATACTCTAAAAGACTTTTTAACAAATATAATTCTACATTGAATTTAGATATAGCTTACTTCAGTAATAAAGATAAAACAGAAATAAAAAATGATTGTTTAGAGGTACAACAAAATTTATTTAGGGAATTAGATATTGTTAGTTCCTTTAGAATTTTAGATAAACAAGCAACAATAACAGATAATGTTCTTCACTTAATTTGTACAACAAAATATTCAGAGATTAAGCAAGAAGAAGAAATTAAGATGATGAAATATGAAATAAAGGAGTGATAATATGGCAGGAACTTGGATAGACCAAAATAAGGTGCTTCCTGGAGCCTATATAAATATAAAAACTAATGTTCCATTGTCTATTGCTATAGGTGATAGGGGTACAGTAGTTTTGTTAGAAAGATTAACAGTAGAAGGAGCGGAAGCAGGAAAGCTTTATAGAGCAACTGCCCTAGAGAATGATTTACCAGAGGGATATGATAGAAAACTTCTAAATGAAGCCTTGAAAGGAGCAGTAGAAGTTTTAATCTATAATTTAGGAACAGAAGGAACTCTTGAAAGTGCTTTGGATTATTTAAAAACAGTTACTTTTAATGTAATAGCATTCCCAAATGCAACGGAGGGAGAAAAAACAGAACTTATAGCTTGGATAGATGCTATGAGGGAGCAAGAAGGAGTTAAAGTTACTGGAGTTTTAGCAAATACAGCAGCAGATAAGGAATTTGTAATTAATGTAGTACAAGGTATTAAATTAGCTGATAATACTGAATTAACTACGGAAGAAGTAACTGCTTACGTTGCTGGAATAACAGCAGGAGCTAACATCAATAAATCAAATACAGGTCTTAAATATCAAGGTGCTATTGATGTAGTTCCTCGTATGACTAAAACTGAAATGGAAACTGCAATAAAAGCTGGTAAATATATCTTTAAAGTGGACAATGCACAAAATGTTACAAGTGTTTATGACATTAATTCATTAACCACATTTACAGTAGAAAAAGATAAAACATTTACTAAAAATAGAGTTTTAAGAACTTTAGATGGAATTAACAATGATATAGTAAATATCTTTGAAAGTAATTTTATTGGAAAGATAAATAATAACGTAGATGGAAGAAGTATCTTAAGAGCAACTTTAATAGAGTATTTCAATGAACTTCAAAGGCTTAATGCTATTCAAAATTTTTCAGCGGAAGATGTAGAAGTTTTAGAAGGAAAAGATAAAGATAGTGTAGTTATTAACTGCAATATACAAACAGTAGATAGTGTAGAAAAAATGTATATTACAGTTAACTTATCTTAGAAAGGAGGAATAAAATTTGAGTAATTATACAAGATTAGCAGATACTATTTCCTCAAAGGAAGGAAAAGCTTTTATAACTATAAACGGACAAAATAGAGAGCTTTTTGAGATTTCTTCTTTAAAGGCTCAATTAGAATTAAATGTTCAAAGCAGGAGAATGTTAGGACATAGAATGACACAACATAAAGTTACGGGGGCAGAAGGTACAGGCTCTATGACAATGTACTTTATGAATAGTGATATGCTTAGGTTGGCATTAGACTATGTTAAAAACGGTAAATACGGTGGTATCAAACTCCAAGTAAGGAATGAAGATGAACAATCCACTATTGGTAAACAAGAGGTAGTTTTATTAAATGTACTTTTAAAGACTATTCCTGTTGTCAATTTAGATGACCAATCAGACGATCCAATTACAATAGATACAGATTTTACATTTGATGATTTAGAGGGATTAAGTTTCTTTGATTTACCAGAGAATTATAGATAGTAGTTTTAGAAGGATATTAAATTATCCTTCTTTTTATTTTATTAAAAAAGTTAGGAGATGATGATATGAGTTTAAGTGCATTTTTAAACCCTGTTAAAGTAGAAAATAAGAAAGTTATTGTTAGTAATAGATTTATAGAGAATGGAAAAGCAGTCCCCTTTGAGATTAAGGCAATATCCCAAGAAGAAAATAAAAGATTATTAAAAAAATATACTAAGAGAGATAAAAAAGGTGTTGAAACATTTGACAGAGCAGAGTATTTAGCTGATTTAGTAGCAACTTCTGTTGTATTTCCAGACCTTCATAATGCAGAATTGCAAAAAGCTTATGGAGTTTTAGGAGCACCAGCTCTATTACAAAAAATGCTTTTAGTTGGAGAATTTGCTGAATTATCTAATCAAGTTCAAATATTAAGTGGTCTTGATGAAGATATAAATAAGGATATTGAAGAAGTAAAAAACGAATAAAGCAAGGTGATGCTGAGTTTAATTTAGCTCACTTTGCACTTCAAAAACTTCATATACTACCTTCTACACTTGATGCAATGAACGAAAAAGAAAAGGCTTTTATATATGCAAGTATTCAAGTAAGGGTAGAATCTGAACAAGAAGAAATGCGAAAAATTAAAGCTAAAGGAGGTAGGTAAATGGCTACTCTTAAAGCTATGTTTAAGTTGTTTGATGGATATTCAACAACTATTCAAAAAATAAATAAAAAAACAGATGAAGCGGCTAATAAGCTTTTAAAAGCTAGTGGAAATACAGATAAATTCAATAAAAAATTAAATGACACAGGCGCTAGTGCTAATAATGCCAGTAATAGTTTAGGAAAGTTTATAAGTATAGCTGCATTAGTGGGTGGAGCAATAAAGTCAATGAATATAGCAGATGAATTTACAAATACTGCTGCTAGATTAAACCTTATAAATGATGGACTTCAAACTCAAGCGGAACTTCAAGAGAAAATATTTGCTGCAGCTAATAGGTCTAAAGGTGCTTATACAGATATGGCTAGTGCAATTTCAAAAATGGGTCTTATGGCAGGAGA